ATTAATTCTTTCCTGCTAGTTATCGCCATTATTTAACTCCGATTGCGACTAATAGACGTTGCCAGATTGCTACGTGTTCCGACTCTGGGAATTTGGCATTCATGCGCTCTTGAACCACTGCGGATTTCATAGGCTCGCGTTGCCATTCACGGGATATATTCAGGATGAATGCCAAGTGTTCAGACGTGATATTTATGCTGGACATTTTTTTAGACTCCAATTAATTCTTGTAGATTTCGCAACCTGTGGCACTAAACCACAAGCTAACGTTATTAGGGAATGCGACACGCTCGCCGCTAGCAAGTACCATCAGGAATGATTCGGCTTGTAAGTCTAGCGTCAATCTGCCGAGATATTCGCCTGTCGGCTTAGACTTGCCTATAGTGCCGCCAACGATAGCTACCACTTCGCGACTCTTATTCTTATTAATCCTGTGGCAACCTTTCGCGATACTTGACGGATTATTTATCAGGATGTCGGAAAGGCTGAAATTGACACCGTGCGTTACTCCCGTTTCCTTGACTAGGAATCCGTTCGATTCGTGGCTATTCACGATTGACCAAACGTCAGAGCCTTGATTCGCTTTCTTAGCGTTCAGATTGCGGTATATGCCTTTCATGGGTGCCGCTCCAATTAATTTGATATTGGTTTTATATCATAGATAATATACAGATTGCACGCCTAACAAAACGAATATTCAGCCAATTTTGGCAAAATCCGTATATTTCCTATGATATTTAGCGATAGGTGGATGATATTTGCTATAATTGAGGCTAAATATCCTGCTAATGGAAGTTATCCAACATTAGCGGCGAGGCGTGTCTGCGTGGATAGGCTAGCGATAGGAGCAATTTAAACGGGTGGGTGCCCTAGTGATAGGGATTGCAGTGCTAGCGAGTAGGCGATTATGACCAAACCGGGCTGTAATCTAGCGCAAAAAGGAATCAATATATTCTGAGGGTAGAAACGTGCCTAAATTAACTAGCAAACAAATCAGTTTCTGTGACGCTATCATCAGCGGCTTAAACCAAACCGATGCATATAAGGCGGCATATGATACGGAAAATATGCTACCTGCTACCATTTCAAACAACGCTTATATGCTGATGAATCATAGCGATATCACAGCGAATATAAAGGCTCAGAGAGACAGCATCCTAGCCTCAGTGACGTTGACTAAGGAACGTGCTATTACTGAGGCTTTGACTAATCTGTCACTAGCTAGGAACCTTGACCAAATTGGTCCTGCTAATCAGAGCCTCAAGTTAGCCGCTGAATTCTCAGGACTCACGCAATCTGTACAATCATCAGCACAATTAGTCACACAAGTTACAGTAGTTCTGAATCGTGGTAATGATACTGATTCAGTGGTTATTGAGGCTGAATCACTGAGCCTATCAGAGCCTGATACTAGCTTAGAACTTGAGACTGGCACAGAGTAGCATTAAAAGGATACATAGGGTGTGTATACCCCCCGGCAGGGCTTAGCCGTTTTGCGATGTAGCGTATTAGGTCACCGTAAATATTTTTTACAGTTTTCAAAGACCTTTTCTGTATATGTTTCTAGTTGCTGAAGGGTCACAGTGTTGATATTTAGGAGTTGATGATGCTTGAGGATTGTGGAGAGGAGGGTCATACGTTCACTTGGGTGTCTTATGTGAGGGATGAGAGGCCACCTTCTGGGGTATATCCGTGTGATGGGTGTGGTATGAAGGTCAGGATTGAGGAAGATGGCAATTGGGAGGTTGTCGAAGAGGAGGTATATGGTGTTTGTGGGCAGCATTACGTGCCTATAGAGGACTGTCAGTGTCTGTGGAGGGAGTGATTGGGGTCGGTGTGGTAGAATCGGCTTAGAAGAGGGGGTTGGTATGGTCGCTTTTCCTGAGATAAAGCCTTTTTATGATGTTGATGAGACTGGGCATCTTTGGTTGAATCTGCATCCTGGGCAGACTGCGGTGTATGAGGATACGGCGCATGTGGTTTGTCTTCTTTGTGGGTCTCAGTACGGGAAAACGACCATTGGTCCTTGTTGGTTGCATCGTGAGATGAATGAGGAAGATGGTACGACGCCGATATTCGGGGATTATCTGGTGGTTACGGCTACTTTCCCGTTGTTAAGGAATAAGATGCTGCCGGAACTTAGGAAATATTTCGAGACTTATCTGAAGTGGGGGGAATGGAAGGCGGGGGAGAAGGTATTCGAGTCGTTCGAGAAGCATCATGGGGCACCGGGGCAGAGGATAATCGTTGGGTCGGCTACCAGTCCAGAGTCTTTGGAGTCGGCAACGGCGATAGCGGCGTGGTTAGACGAATGTGGACAGCATCAATTCACTAGGGAAGCGTGGGAAGCGGTCAACAGGAGGTTGGCGGTTGCTACGAGGATTGGGAAAGGTAGGATGCTGTTAACGACTACGCCGTATGAGTTCGGGTGGTTCAAGTTCGAGGTCTATGACCGGTGGAAACAGGGAGACACCAATATATCGGTCATACAGGGGGATAGTAAGGATAACCCTGCTTTCCCCGAAGAAGAGTATGAGAGGCAACGGGGGCTGCTTCCGAGGTGGAAGTTCAATATGTTCTATAGGGGCATATTCGAGAAGCCTGCGGGTCTTATATATGATGCGTTCGATGAGAATGTGTGTCTGATTCCGAGGTTCACGCTGCCGGAATCCTGGCCTAGGTATGTTGGACATGACTTCGGACCTAATAACACCGCTGCTGTTTGGTACGCGCAAGACCCGGCAACGTCTTTCTTGTATGTCTATAGGGATTATCATGATGGTGGGCTAAGTGCTTATGACCATGCTCAGAAATGGAAGACACTTTCGGTTGGGGAGAATATAATCAAGAGGGTCGGGGGCGCGGTCCATGAAGATGGATGGAGAGAAGCGTTCACCATAGCTGGGTGGCCTATAGGTAAACCTCGTGAGCGCGGCGTAGAGGTTGGAATCAACACGGTTTATGGGTATCATCAACAGAATAAGATGTTCGTGTTCAATGATTTGACGGGATATCTAGACGAGAAGTTGAGTTATTCCCGTGAATTGGACGAGAATTATGAGCCAACGGCTAAGATTGACAGCAAATCGACGTTCCACAGGATGGACGCTGAACGCTATATAATCTCGGATTTGATGCCGGAAAGGGCTGTATATAACCAGACGGCTAAGATTGTCAGCCATCATAGCAGGGACGAATATCGTCATAGACCGTCAGATTTCAGCGATGTCCGTTCTAATACGGCTCGGGTAAAGAGGCATTAATAGCAAGAGAGTGAAACATGGCGATACGAAGCCCAGAAGACATAATCGAGATAGTCAATCAGAAAGAACAAGATACCCAATTGCTCAGAGAGCGGATGGACTTCGACTACGGTCTCTGGCGGCTGGATAGATACACCGGCTCTGAAGAAGACGGGCTAGCCGGGTATATGACGTATACGACCAACGAACCTCGTACCTTTGGAAGGAAGATGGTCGGCATCCTTGGTAGTGCTGCGATGACCATCCAGGTCCCGGTAGAAGCGAACCAGGAAGAAGGACGGTCAGTCAGGGACGATAACTCTGACAAAGAAAGATTCTTGGCTGGGAACTTCAAGGCTAATGACGAACGTCTGGTCTTTGGAGACCGGCCTCCGCTCAGAGATACCATGTCCTGGCACCTCGCTATCAGAGGCCGTACCTGTGGACGCTCCCAGCTAGTGAAGAAGAATACCGGGGAGGTCTACGCTGACGCTACCCCATTCGACCCCAGGAACGTCATGTACGAGAACGGAGAGGACGGGTTGATGTGGCTCTGCCATAAATACTACCGCCTCCGCTCTGAGGTCGAAGATACACTATCGACTAAGAATGTCAGCCTGCTCAATGAGACGGCTGGTAAGTCCAATGATTTGGTAATCGTCTACGATTATTATGACCGGACACATAATACACTCATAATTCCGGCGGTCAAAGAAGGGTTCATCCATCGCCGTAGACACGGCATGGGCAGGGTTCCGTGCTGGAACGTGGCTTCCACCCTTCAGCCAGTTGTGATGTCCGTAATCAATGAGGATGCCTTTGGCCGACAGAACTCCGGCTCTGCCTTCGGCCCTGATTTAGGCACACTATCTGCCGCTCACTTCGGGGCGTCGATGGCCGACTACGGAGAGAGCATCTACGCAGAGAACCGTGGACAATATGAGACTCATAATTTCATGATGTCCATCCTGAAGAACCTAGCCGCACGAAGCCTGAAACCTGTCTTCGGTATCCAAAGTGAATCCGGCACCAAGATGGTCGAAGGTAACCCGTTCGAAGACGGAGCCGAGATTCCTCTAGGGGCCAATGAAAAACTAGAGGTATATGATTTCTTGAGGTCTGCCCCTGACCTTGTCACCTACGAGACCGTGGTATCCGGGGCCATGCAACGCGGTGGTCTACCGGTCATAATGTTCGGTGAGACACCGGCGGCAATCTCCGGGTTC